TATTATCAGGAACTTTAGCAAACTCATCTAAATATAATAAGTCGATGGCAAAACCAATAGCTGGTTCTTTAGAACGGGCTTGTCCTTGTATTCTACTATTATTTTCAAAAGATAACTGTTTTTCATTCCAGTTAGCAACTCCAGCTTTCAAAAAGAAAGGCAACAATCTATAAATATCTTTAATTTTTCTTATAATTTCTTTAACTGTTTCAAATTTATTAGCTACAATCATAATACCTTTATCATCATTAAATATAGCTGTATGAAGAATGACTATAGCGGCTGATACTGTATTGTGTGATAATATTTCATTTGTGTAATAACTCATTTCTGGGGTATCAATTGATAAATCAAACATACTAATTTTACTACGTAGTTTATCGATAAATTTCACTTTACTTAATCCTCGTTTAGTTAAAATGTAATCGTGTTCAGTTAAATCAATTAATTTTTTCGGGATATGATTCTCACAAAAAACAATATGATCATCAGCTCCTTCGATCCATAATCCATTTTCTAATTCCAATCTATATCTTTGAAATGGTTGCGTTATACTTATTTCAGAAAATGGGACATAACCGTAATCGGTTTCAACTAACATATCTTTTTTTAAAAAAATTGTATTAATAATTTTCTTTAAAATGTCATCCTCATCCTTTTCTAAATTTCTATATTCATATTTTTCTATTATTTCTATTAGAAAATATATTATATTTATTAAAAATTTTTTCATATTTTATAATTATATTTTAAATTACCAGAATCATATATTCTATATATTTTTCTTTCTAACATTATTTCATGTTCAGTTTTATTTTTATCGTATCCTTCTTTAATTAATTTATCTTTCCTAAAATTAAATCTATGATATCTAAAATTATCAATAACATAATAATAATTCGGTGATGTTTTTTCAATAAAAACAAATCCTAATTTTTTATATAAATCTCCCTGACTCCAACTCCTGTCAGCATATGTAATTACTTCGTTCGGATTATAATTATTTTTAAAATATTTAAATAATTTGCTTGCCCCGCCAATTACACTACTATTCAATTTATTACAAAACCGAATTAATTCATATGTTTTTTCCTTTCTTTTATTACCTAATGATTTTCTTAAATTTCCAAATGTCATTAAACTAACTAATTCATTATTATAATATAATCCTAATTTGACTTTAGAACTAGCGAAACCTTGTATATGATTTTTTTCTAAAAAATCTTTAATTAATCTATTATTATTTATTTCTCTTAATTGACACTTTCTAGCAAATATTATATTATTGGTTTTATTTAATATGTTTAATATTCTTGACTTAACTATATCTTGTTTATAAACCCAGTCATCTTCAAAAACATGAATCAATTTAATTCCTTTTTGTTCACATAATTCAGTTTTATTTAAATGATAATTATTTGGCTTATATAATTCATTATGCCAATATAATCCGTTAAACTCAAATCCTATTTTTAAATCAGGTATGTAAATATCTAATTCTAATGGATTTATTATATTTTTATTATTTTTTACTATTTCGCCGTCATAATTATCCTTTATAAAATCGTATATTATATTTTCTTTATCTGATGATTGTAATCCAATTGGATTACATATTGTACATAATGTGTTTTTAGTTTTTATTCTATTATAAAAAATAGTTTTTGGTATCTCAAAAATATGATTTTTATCACATTTACATATATACAAATATTTATCATAATTTATATCTATTAAATTGTATTTTTTATATAAATTAATTAATCTATTTTTTCTGGTGTCAAATGATTTCATTTTAATTTTATCTAAATAGAAAACACTGCTGACATTATATTTTTTAATACAAGTTTTTTTATTTTTTTCTATGTTATTATAATTCTCGTCTCCGTATAATTCTAATTTTGTTTTTCTACATTTTTCTATGTTATTATACTTTTCATCTCCATATAACTTTAACTTCGTCTTTTTTATTTTTTCTTTAAAATTATCTAGTTTATTAAAATGATCAACTCCATATCTTTTAATACAAGTTTTTTTATTTTTTTCCATGTTGTTATAATTCTCGTCTCCGTATAATTCTAATTTTGTCAATTTTGATTTTATATGCTTACATTTATTACAATAATATTTTCCATATTTTTTTAAATTATTATTATATAGACGATATTCCATATATTTTTCAGAACCACAATTATCACATTTAATATTAATTTTATAAATACTACCCTTATACAAATCAGATATATTTACAACAATGCTATCACCAACACTAACATTATAATTTTTTGATCTATAATATATTAAATTTCTACTATTTATAGTTATATTTATTTTTTCATCACATATCATATAGATAATTATTTTTATAATTATATTTTAAATTACCAGAGTCATATATTCTATATATATTTTTTTCTAGCATTATTTGGTGCTCAGTTTTAGTGGGGTCTGCTCCATTTTTAATCAATACATCTTTTCTAAAACCAAACCTATATTTCCTCATATCGTCTATAACATAATAATAATTCGGTTTAGTCTTGTGTTCTAACTGAAATCCTAATTTTTCATATAAATTACCATTTGACCAACTGCGATCAGCATAACTAATTACTTTAATTGGATTATATTTTTTAATAAAATAATTAAATAAACGACTAGCTCCACCGATAACAACTGTATTTAATTTGTTGCAAAATCTCAACATTTCATAATAACCTTCTGTTGATTTTTGACCCATTGATTTTCTTAGCGAACCAAAAGACATTAAACTAACTAATTCGTCTTTATAAAATAATCCTAATTTTATTTTTGAATTAACTGATCCCTGAATATGATTAGTATTTAAAAATAATTTAAACATATCACTATTGACAATTTCTTTTATTTCACATTTTCTGGCCATTATTTTTTCAGATTTTCCAAGAATATTTAATATTCTGGATTTAACTATATTTTGTTTATATAACCAGTCATCTTCATATATATGAATAAGACTTATTCCTTGTTTTTCAGCTAATTCTGTTTTATTTAAATGATAATTATTTGGTTTATGTAATTCGTTATGCCAATATAAACCATTAAATTCAAAACCTATTTTTAAATCTGGTAAATATATATCTATTTCATTTGGTTTTATTATATTATTATAATTTAATAAAATATTACCCTTATAGTTTTCTTTTATAAAATTCTGTAATTGTAATTCTCTACCGCTTATTGTATAAGAATTTATAGGATTACATATGGGGCAAATTATAGTTTTATATTTTATTCTATTTCCGAGTAAAGCAAAATCGATATCAAAATTATGATCCTTATTATTATCACATTTAAAATTGGCAATATGGTCTTTTATATAATTTATTTTTAAATATTTATATTTTTTTAATAATCTATCAATATATTTATTTTTAATTTTTTCTATAATGTCAATATTCATGGTGCTTATCTCACATCCAAATTTATTTATATTAGTTTTTTCTAATTTTTTCCTAATTTCTTTATTTTGTATTGGCCTATCACATCCATATTTTTCATTATTTGTTTTATTTATTTTACTCTGACTACATTTTTGAGAACAAGCATAATAATTATATTTTTTAAAATTCTTATAATAAACAAAATATTTTAGTTCTTTTTCTTTTCCACACACATCACATTTTACTTTAACAACTTCTCTTGAAAAAGGGGGTAATTTTTTTGTATCTATTTTAATGATATCATTATATTTGACATTATACCCTAAACTCAAATAATATTTTATATTTGGTTGTTTTATTTTTATATTTACTTCTTTTGTTAGTAGCATACTAATTTACTATTTTTATATGATTGTAGCATATGTATATATAAAAAATAAAACGGTAAATATTTAGTTAATTTTTTCTATCATAAATAGAGAATACTTCATGTAATTCTTCTCTTAAATCTAATTCAACATTGTCGATCAATATATTTCTTATATTCATATTATTATGATCCATTTTGATTTCATTTTCATTGTTGATTAATTCAGTATAATAAATATTTATATTTGGGTTATTATTGGAGAACAAATCAACTATATTTTTATTTTGTTGATTATTTATTACATCAGAATTTATAATCAAATCAATAAAATCTTTTGTTATTTCAATATTATTTAAATCTTTAATATCATTAATTTCATATTGAATAAATTTAGGTGTTATTTTATTTTCAACAAAAGATGTTTTACCATCTTTCATTAAAAGATATCCAATTTTATAATTTTCATTTTTATTATGTTGGAAGAGCGATATATCTTTTATTTTATCATTTATAATATCTTTATTAACTTTAACGTATGGTTTTATTGCACTTAAACAATAATAATTTTCAAAAATATAAATAGGAATTTTAGACATATGTTCAAATATATCTAAAACTTTACTTAATAAATCAAATGTTATTGAATTTGAACTATAAAATAAATCACCATATATAAATATTTCAGTTATTTTTTTATTATTTATTAACTGAATAAAATCATCAAAATAA